AATAACTCTTGGAAGTTAATTAATGTACGCTTGTGACGTTTGATGATAGCACCGAGAGACATCGAGATGCCTGCGGCAGTCGCATCACCATTAATACTTCCGGGAATCCCAGCGGCATCAATTGCACCTGTTGCCATCTGCACCATCTGTTGCAAAGAAGCGGCTTGGTTGAAAGAAGTAGAATCTAACGCACCGAAGTTAAATGGTTGTAAAATATCACGGGGATTACCATTGGTTAATAACATCTTACCGGGACGAATCTCTGGCTTCATACCACGAGGAAGTCGTGAAGCGTCGATAGCCATCATCGGATGAATGGTCAAAGCCAATGCATCAATACGAGCACGAAGTTCGGTATCAAGAGCTTTTTGGCTGTTGTAGCCTTTTTCGCAAACACCACGGCCCCAGAAGCGACCGGGAACTACATCCCAAGGAAACGCTACAATTGGACGGTCCTGCATCATGTAAGGGTTTTCTTCAACCTTTAATAGTTGTCCACCGTTGGCAATAACGACAATTGCTTCGATATAACGTGAACTTCCGTCATCTTCGTCGCTTAACGCAACAACTTCTTCATCATCTTCCGCAATTGCTTCTTGATATAACTCACGAGGAATTAATCCGTAGTATTTTGTTAGACGGATCTTATCTTCTCCGTAGACTTGAAGCTCTTGATCAGGCTCTAAGTCCACATCAGGATACGCCATTTCTAACTCAACATCACGATAGTACCCACGTTCGATATCTTGTTCGACTTGGTGAATAGGTACAAACTCGTCAACAGCCACACCTAATGCTTCTTCTACTGTAGTAGCTACTGGGTCAATCAAAAAGTTCTGTGGTAGAATCGGACGTAGCTTAACAACAAACCGATCCCTAGACTCGACTCCAACAGCTTGTAATGCACCGTCCATAATAGGTTGAGTAGCTGGTACCATTTCTTTGGTTTCTTCTAAGACCAACTCTCCAATGCCTGTTCCAAATACTGCCGCATTTAAGATACACTCTGCAACATTTTTCCGGGCTTTGGTAAACTTCATGTCTTCCAAAAGCTGTGTACGCATCACTTGGACATCTTGTTTTTGTTGATCAGCACCGTCATCTTCGAGATCAAAGAATTTCCCACGACCAAAGGTTGCTTCTTCTACCTCAGCAACACTACTCTCAACAGCTTGTTGTAAAGCAGGAGAAATGATCTTAGAGCGTTCAGAGTCACGCATAGAATCTTCTCGTGACCAGATTCCACGCCATAGACGATAATACTCTTCGTGTTTCTCTTGGTAGTTGGATTCATAGTGATCACGCCATTGATCACATTTGTCCATTACCCAGCCTTCAACCGTTTGTTGGATGTATTCGTCTTGTTTCATATTAGTATCCTGCTAGTGGATCAATCATTTCAAAGTCATCAAATTCAAAGTCCTCGTAGTGGTACGGAACTTTTGCTAATTGGTCAATGTATGCCAAGGAGTCTATCAAGTCATCATGAACCAATGGATTCGGAAACTGGAACAACTGATCTAAGAACTCGTTATTCCACTCCCCTTTATTTATTGAGATGTAACCGTTTTCAAAGCGTCCTTGTAACGCCCAAACGATTCGATCAGTCTTCTTCTTGTTACCGTGTGTTAGTTCTTCCACTCGAAAGAACTTTTGTCTGCGCTTTTGTAAATCCATAATCGGAGACATCACAGCTTGTTTAGCAATGCCCTTTTCAATACCAACAGCTATTGGTTGGTACTTATCCACAGCTTGAAAAATCTTGTTTGCAGTAGCATTTAAATCCCAACGCCCGTGGATAACTTCTGCAATCCACCAACCTTCTTCGCTAACCTTAACCACACTAATGGCTGTCGAGTCAAGTCTCTTGGATTTCCCAGTAGAAATAGCATTCACATCTTCAAAGCCTGCTAAATCCACCGCAATGTAGTAGTCCCCAACATCGGGTTCTTCTTCATCAAAGGTAATCCATTCTTCTTTAAATATCTCACTACCGAGAGCTTCAAAGCTTGCTAAGAACTCTTGACGGAAAGCATAACTCGACATGGACTTTTTAGCAACATCAATCTCTTCTTTGTCCAGCAAAGGATTGTCATAGGATGTAAAGTGCCAAGCTTTGTAAGTATCATCATCTCCTAAACTTCCGTACTGGAACAGGTCATAGAAGTGATTACGTCCCATCGGAGTTCCGATAAACATGGCTGAACCCTTTTGGTCAGCAAGAGCAGGACGAAGAATCGTTTCCCACACGGAAGGCTTCATATCCGCATATTCATCCAAGACTAGAAACTTGAGTGATACCCCACGCATTGTCTCCGGTCTGTCAGCACCCTTTAAACTAATCGTGGCACCGTTGATCAAAGTGATCTGCATATTATTGACATGAGAGCCTTTGATAACTGGATGAGCCAACTCAAGCAAGGTAGACCACATAATGTCTCGGGCCTGTCCTTGCGTCGGAGCTACATAGAATACATGACCGGACTTAACTTGCAATGCGTTTAGGATTAACATCCAAGCGGCTAGCCGAGACTTCCCTGTTCGACGGCCAGCGGCAACAATCTTAAATCGTGTAGAGTCTTCAAAGACATCTTGTTGCCAAGGTAGTAGCTCAACCTTTAACTCAGCCACGCATCCACTCAACTAATTCTTTGCTACGGTTGCCGACTTGATTGTACCATTTCGAGTCAACCATCTCATCAGCGGCTTTTTCATAGTTGCCTTCGTTGATGTATCGAATCATGTTTTTAAACTTGGAAAGTCTTGAACGCCCGATATTGAAAGCCATGTTTACTAAGACACGTTTGACTTTGTCAGGCTGAGAATCAAAGTTGAGGATCAAAGCACAGCAGTCAGAGACAGCTTCTTTGTAGTCTTGGTCAAACCAAGCAAAGACTTGAGGACTAGGAACTTCTTCTCCGATTTCCCAGTCCTCGGGATCTTCTAGCAGATGACCGATTCCAGCAGTTTTGTGTCCTTCACTACATAAATAGACTTCAAAGATACAACCTTCATGTTTAGTCAGGTCTAGTTTAATTTGTTCTTCCAAGTCACTCGTCATGTTCATAGATTTCTCCTTCCGATTCCTGCTCACCACCTACTATTGTTGTCTCTCCACCAACCCCAGTAATGGTAATAGATACAGCAGAACGTCCACTTCCATTCTTATCCTTTTCAAAGTAAGATACTGGAAGGACTCGATCCATACACATCTTCAAAGCCGCCATCTGCCCTTGATGATCGTCATCCAAAGCAATGTCAATAATCTTACTGATGACTTTGTCGCCTGAAGTGGCTAACAGCCTAGCTTTAAATTCATTGATTCGTGCGGCATCACCCGGTGGTCTACCACGTACACCACGATTACCTCTTTTTTTAGCTTCTACTTCGCTTTTCCGAGGTCTTCCACGTTTTCTTTTCGGAGGTTCTTCTACTACCACCGAGGTATTTAATGTCTTTTCAGTCATAGAGCTGTTGCTTTACCTATATATGCTAAACAGTTTACCATAAAAGACTTTAAAAGTCAACCCTTTTAAGTAGTTTTGTGTGTGAGATGTTATAGTATAACACTTCTTGGAATATCATAGACTTAGAAGATAGCAACATATCGTGTATTTTAGAGACTTTTTAGTTATTTTCTAGCTCTTGCAAGTCTATGCGGCGCCCTATACCGCAAAGAACTTGTGTAGGCCCTCCCCGGGTACCGACTTATCCACAGGTACTACACAGACTTTGAAGACTTATCCACAGGTTAGACTAAATAGTCTACAAAGTTATCCACAGATGCACAAGTGTGTAGGCCTGTCAAGTACCCTCTGGCATATAACTAAAAAGTCTACCCAGCCCATACCATATGCCAAAATAATCTTAAACACTGTACGAATATACAGTGACAAGTTCGTCTGGTTCGATACAATACACACATGGTTTTGATAGACCATACAACAACAAGCAACACACAAGAGGATATTGCAATGTTCACAACTATCAAAGAGTTCTTCAAGTACACTAAGTCAGAGCGAATCGCTCGGAATCTAGTTCGTTCATACTTCAATGGGGACTCGGTCGAGTTCAAGAAAGAAGCGAATGGAACTGTCCGTTTCATGGTGATGCCAGCCGATGGCACCATGATGAAATCGAAGCAGGGATTCTATCGGATTCGGAAGACCAAGGATAGGGGACTCGGAGCGAATCATGAGAACTCATTCGACCAAGTTCACGTCGGGAAACTGACAATTGCAGTCGAGAGACAAGCTGGTCGAGACCTTTGGAACTTCGCTTGGACAGCTCAAGCAGAATCATAAACCAAACAACAACCACGGAGGAGGCCCCAGTAATGGGGTCTTTTTGATGATGAGTTTTCAAAAGTACAATCCTATGATCAATGCTTGGTCCCAGCAGTCGCCCGAGCATATGCAAGACCTAGTTATGATGGTGGTCTTATCCATTCAACAGCCTTGGCACTCGGTTGGGGAACAGATGCGAGACTACAGAGAACTTTAGAAACCGTAGCCTACGGCCAGGGCGGCAAAAACGGCGAGAAAAATCTGAAAAAC